ATACCGAACTGCTGGAGAATTCGGACAAAATTCGGACAATAACAAAGGGCACCCGCTATCGAGCGCCCCTGACTTATTGATTCTTTGGTTGCGGGGGGGCGCAATGCCCTCAATCTCACCTTAGTAATTCCTTTTGAAATTGAGCTTTCAACGGCGGCCTGAACGGGCAGCTCACCCGACGTGTCTCAATTGAGACTCAGGCCGTAGAGAAAGGAAAGAGCCGTGGCGACTAAGGCTCCGGCTCTTTGCATTGCCATGCGGACGTTCAGACCAGTGATAATCCACGACGGCAACGGGCAGTTGGAATCTAACATTCTGCCATTTTACCGTCAAGGACGGTTGCCTCACGAGACTGCATTTCCGACAAAACAACGGCTCGTAGCTAAACGGTGTACCAGTTCAAACGCGCTGGATGATGTTCAGGAACTCAGCGGGATTCCGATGAAACGGGAAATAACCCCTCAGACGAAAGTCTTAGGGCCGAGCAACGGGCAGGTACTTGATCCTGCAATCGCGACTACGTCTCGGTCGAAAGCATGATGCCGCAGGGCATTACATACTAACCGTTTCAGGGCATCAAGACATCGTAAGGTCTGAACGAAGTAGGAAGTACCAACACCCTGCAAGAATGCGGGGGAAGTCGCGGTGTGCCCTCACGTTCGGGCTCGGCGGATGCCCGCTGGTGCTAATTGAAGGCTTCAGCCGTTCGCAAGAAACGTTCATCGCCCAGAGTCCAGCGATATGACCCTTAGCCCTTAAAGCCGTTGCCGAGGTCGCTTTATGAGCTTCAGTCCAAGGCTCGTAAGAAACGAAAAATCCCACCCAACGCCAAAAAGCATTCAATGAACCTGAGCTGGCGTCTTGAGTGGCCATCTCCCTTACTGCACGGAGTATGGCGAGTCGGTTTGATCCTCGCCAGCAAAGACACGCAGCCTCTTATTGCGCAGGGACGTCAATAATTTGAGTTCCTCGTCACAATGTAGAGGAAGACACTTTACTGCGCTCTCGTACAATGAAGTCATGAGCATGTACGAGCCTTCAAGACTATATTCCGTGAGAAGGTCATTGTATGGCACGCCGCCCGCACCTTTCCAATCGATACCAGCCTCCATGATGGCGGGAAATGCCTCTGCATGTGCAACAGATGACATCAAGCGATAAAATGTGCGATATATGCCGCCGAGACCCACTTCATGCGCGATATCGACGAGCTTCTTGCGGTGCCATTTCTCGTTTCCTTTAAACTTATCTACGGCTCTTTGATATTCAAGCTCGAGCTTTGGCGGTATCCTTTCCTTGTCAATAATGGCCTCGTACAGCGCCTTCAGTCCGTAATCCATAAAGTCGCTAAACACTTTGGAGTTATTCCTCTCTTTGATTAGATATTTCGCTCCGCAAACGTATTCGTATAGACTCCGCGAGACCACGGCGCCGCTAAACCCAAAGCCCTTCGCGAGTAGCAGCAGCATTGATAAGTACAACTGCCAAGCTGTTTGACATTGGTGCGCAATGGCCCGCTCGAACATGTCGCTGGCGCTGTAGCCATCAATAGTCTGAGCAATGTAAGCCAGCGGCGTAAAATCGCGGTCAAAATCTGCGTGAATCTTGTCAAGAGCTTTTACGGCGTCGAGTATGTCTGTGCTATAACCCATAGGGCTTGGAGTAGAGCCTGTCGGGCACGCCCGTGCGGCGATGAACGCCTATTTCGCGGTTGTGTTAGTTAGAGCTGCTTGTACTTGGCTGCTTCAACTGTGAACAAGCTTTGGGTGACAGCTCCGGATGCGTATTGCATATCATTCGGAGGGTCTCCGGATGTTGCTTTCCTATTTCCTCAATCATGGCAGTCGACTGTTGCATTAGTTCGTTGTACTTTGCTACACCCATTGCTACAGGGTCATTAGTCATGTCGGCAGCTGGCAGGGCTTCAGTAGCGGGTTGCCGTGCTTCATGCGTTGTTTGAGTGCCACAGAATTGCTTTTCGAGTGCTGGCGTCAGCTTGTGAGCATCACACATCGCTCTAACATTGTTTGTTGGCCTGTCGGAGGGCTGTGGCGGCTTGACTACGTTCGGAGTAAACCATCCGACGTAACGAGCCTCTTTGTTTGGATTGTCAGCGAATGGTATATATACATCAGTTTCTACGCCATTTAACTTTCGGTGGTTTTCAAGCCGGAATAGAAACTTATCGCCGTTATGCAAGAGATCGAGAGGGTTGGTTTTTTCGCTCTTGAAATGCATTGGCGTCATTCCGTATTGCCTCAGCGTACTGTCCGTAGCCTCGGTATATGTTTCGAGCTTCCATGTCCCATCGGTCACTTGCACCTTGTATTGAATGACTTTGTTGTTCACGAACTTGAGGTTGCACGTTGGTGTGGAGTCAGATCCACAGACGCTGTAATCCGTTGTCGTGCCGTCGCTAAATATTCCCTTGGATAGGAATGTTCCTTCTTGGTAGGTAGCAGCTTTGTCCTTAGCTGGGCTGGCGGGCGCCATTAGCAGCCAAAGCACGAGTAACGTGAGATGTGTTGGGATTTGCAGTGTTTTCATATCTTTGCCAGTTTTGCCGCGAGTTGCAGGTCGGAGAGTTTCAACTTCTCTATGATCCAGTCGTGAGTCTCGTGGAGATGATTCGCGTCCACTCTCAGATTGCCCGCGTAAGTATGGAACTCTGCCAAGGGAGGCTGGCGCAGCTCATCCTCTGCCATCTTCAGGTTGTTAATGGCGCTGTGCTCGCAACACAGCGCTGTATACAATGCTTGCTGGTTGTAGTTCATGAGACCTTTTTTTCTTCGGCACAAGCGAGGCTCAGCTCTGCATGAGATCCTCACCAGCGACCTTGGGCTTTCAGCATGATGTTGTGAGGCCAGTGCAAATCGCCCGATAACGGTTGCGCCTGCGCAGTTTGATTACGTCCAAATGCTTAGTTTTGCAGATACGCAAGCGTAAAGTCGTTGCGCTGGGGCAACCTTCGACTTAGCCAACCGCAATTTTCGAATCGCACTCGTCAGGACGTAGAGGCTGCCTCGGATCTCGGGTAAAGTTGTTCTAGGCCTTAGACCCCGAGACTTGCAAATTCAACGTCGGCCACGGGGCAAGATCACTTTTCGGCAGACACGAACAAAGGACGAAAGTCAGAGCACGCGTCCCAAGCCACCCTCCTAGTCAGACCCGATACCAGTCAAAAGGTAGTACTGCCTTTGGTTACAACGACTTAGCTATTGCACCCGTGTAGTGTAGTGCCGTATATAGAAGGATAGAGGGGGGAGGAGGGTGGAATGGCCCTGAATAGCCGAAACAAACGGGTTTCTAGGCCTGAGGTTCAGTCGCGGAGGGATGCGGCTAGGCAGTCGCGCACGCATTACGGGCTTGACGAGCTGGCGGCGAGGATGGGGGTTTCGGAAGAAACCATTCGCGACCTAGTCACGCAGCGGGAACTGGCCGTCATCCGTTTCAAGCGTCGGCTGCTCGTCGACAGGCAATCATGGGAAAGATGGCTGGAGCGGAACACGGTTCCGGCCAAATAAAACAAAGGGGCCACCTGCCAGAGCGGCCCCAAGAAAGCTGAAACGTCGTGGCTAAAACTATACACCTGCCGAATAGCAGCAGCGGAAATTCTCAACTTCCAAGCCCAGCCGTCGATAAAGTTAACCACATAAGCCGCAAATTGGCCTTGCGTGAGTATTTCGCTTACCACAATGCGAAGAGGCGATGCACTAATCCGAACGACATAAGCTGGCACAACTACGGCGGGAGAGGCGTCCGTTTCCTGTTCTCCAGCTTTGACGAGTTCTACAGCGTGCTTGGGCCGCGCCCAGCAGGAATGACTCTGGAGCGGATCGATAACAACGGGCACTATGAACCTTCGAACGTTATTTGGGCTGACCGTCGGCAGCAGGCTCGCAACCGAAGACCCCCGAGACTCCAAACGCATTGTTTCCGTGGCCATGCCCTGACACCCGACAACGTGTGGCTGGGCGCGAATGGACGCATTTGCCGAGCTTGTCAGTGTGAGCAAAAAAGACGAGCGCGTGAGCGCAGGCGGGCGGCGGCAGAGGCTTCTTGGGAAAGGGCTGAGAGCAAACGTGAGCAGTGGTAAACAAGGGGCCGCTCCAGCGCCCCCCAGTCCCAAGAAAGGTACGTAACCATGTCCACTGTACGACGACGCCCGCTCGGAAACAAGCCCGTTTCCCGCCCGTCACCGATAAGCCCAAATCTTAAATCCGGACTAGTCAGGGTTTAAGAAAATGGCCAAAGGCGAATGGGCGCAAACAACCGAATTAATCGAGCAGGCCAGAACGATCTTGGCTGCTCAGTCACCCATGACCATCCGGCAGTTGTTCTATCGGCTGGTAAGTGTGGCCGCGATTGAGAACACCCGCAGCGACTACCAGCGGGTGTCGAGCATCATGACCAAGGCGCGGAACGATGGCCGCGTCGACTTCAACCAGATTGTTGACCGCAGCCGACCGGAGTATCGGCCAAATGTGTTCAAGGATGCGGCCCGATACGCTTACGTTGTGAGCAGGTCTTACCGTAAGGACTATTGGGCGATGCAGCCTGAACGCTGCGAAATCTGGGTGGAAAAGGACTCGATCATCGGTTCCATCGAGGAACTCACTGACGACCTTGGGCTAACCGTGCGGGTCGGGCGCGGGTTCCTGTCTACCACCAAGGCTCACGACTTGGCTGAACTGATCAGCGCCAGTACCAAGCCCATGACGGTTTTCTATCTCGGTGACCACGATCCCAGCGGACGCTTCATCGAAACTGACCTGCATGACCGCATCGCCGCTTACGGAGCGGAGTTTGAGATGGTCCGTCTTGCCATCCACGCCTCAGACATCGTTGACTTCGCTCTGCCGCCGTTGCGGGTGAAGGAGAAAGACCCGAGATCAGCCAGCTTCATTGAGCAGTATGGAGATGACTGCGTGGAACTGGATGCACTGCCGCCTACTGAACTGCGCGAGCGTATCCAGCAAAACGTCACGGCGCTGATGGACCTTGAGGCTTGGGATCGTGCGATGAAAGTGGAGAAGGTTGAGATAGATAGCCTTGAGGACTTTCTTAGCAAATGGCCCAGTGCAACTTAAACCGAGACTAGTAAGGATTTAGAAGTCGAGGAAGGAGAACCGATGAGTCGTGTTGAACCGCTTGAGGTCATGGACGCTTTCACTACCCAGGAATTAACAGTGAACGACGAGTCCAGCAGACACCTTGCCGAACAGCTACGCCGAAGATTTACCCAGCAGGCGGCGGCTACCGCCGAGTGGGCTGAGGTCACGCTCGATCTGGCAGTTATCTTCGCGGAGGCCCGCCAGATGTTTCCCAGCAACATAGCTTTCGGTCATTGGCTGGTCGAAAACGAGTTGGATAAGTGGGGCAAAGATGACCAAGCTGCGCTCATTCACTTGGGGCAGCACATTGAACTGGCTAGAGAGGTAATGGAGTGCAGCAGTTCGCAGTCAGTTCGCCTGATCTGGGAAGCAGTGCAACACAGGTTGGAGCCGTCTCCGTCTTCGCAGCGTTGCGAAGACGACCTTCCGAGCTCAGCCACGGAAATGGCTTTGGTTCCCGTTGGCATCCCTAAATCCAGCATCTTCGACTATTACCCAGAGAGACAGCCGCAGGTTGACGAAAGCTGGCGTGAGCACTGGCAAGACATGCCGGAGTTTGTGCAAGACGAACTGAAGCCTTACGCAGAGATACGCTTTCGCTTTGCCAGCGAAGCTGCTCTTCAGGACTGCGCTGCGCGGCTGGAGCAGAAGCTCACTCGTCAAACCAAAAGTGCTTGGCATCCGCGCTTGGAGCGCGGCTTTGACCGCCACTTGGTATATGTCGATGTCGAATCCTAGTTATCCAATCTACGTCCCGTCGAAAGGCCGCTGGCGGAGATGCCTGACCGCACGGTGTCTTGAGCGCATGGGCGTGCCTTATCGCATCGTGGTCGAAAGCCAAGAGTACGAGCAGTATGCTAGCGTCATCGACTGCCGCAAGATTTTGGTTCTTCCGCAAAGCTACATCGACAACTACGACATCTTTGCCGACATTGGGCAGGCTGGCAGGACTGGGCCAGGCGCAGCCCGCAACTTCTGTTGGTATCACGCCGTGCAGCTTGGGGCCAAACGCCATTGGGTGCTGGATGACAACATTGACGATTTCCACAGGCTCAACCGCAACATGAAATGCCGCGTTACGTCAGGAACAATCTTCAAGTGGGTTGAGGGCTGGGTAAACCGTTATCAGAACGTCGCCATCGCGGGATTCAATTACTACAGCTTTGCCAAGTCGACAGACAGAGTGCCGCCGTACGTGCTGAATACTAGGATTTACTCCTGCCTGTTAATTGACAATGCCATCCCGTATCGCTGGCGCGGGCGCTACAACGAAGACACCGATCTTTGCCTACGGGTCTTGAAGGATGGTTACTGCACGGCCCTGTTCAATGCGTTCCTAGCTGGCAAGATTACGACACAGCGAATGCGCGGCGGCAATACGGACGAGTTCTACCGCCGGGAAGGGACGTGGGCCAAATCGAAGATGGTGGAGTTGATGCATCCCGATGTAGCTAAGTGTGTTTGGCGATTTAACCGCTGGCACCATCACGTTGATTACAGACCATTCTGCAAAAACCAACTGATTACAAGGAGGAACAATGAACTGGAAAACCAAGCTGCGACATCTTAAAGCAGCGCGTAAAGCAGAACTTGAACGGAAAGAGATTGCGGCTCTAGCGGAAGAACAACAACTGGCGCACGCCGACGAGCTGTTGCGGGAGTGTGGCTATCAGCCCGATGCTTCCGGCAACTACACGAAGGCTAGTGAGCCAAAAACCTAGAACGAGTCGAAGCGTCCTAAAGGAAGCTATGACTACATTGCAAAAGCTCTATCACACTATAAAAGCAGCCGATCCGGTTATCAGCTTCGATCAGCAAGCACTGGAAGCCGCGATGGAACGAATCGCAGGGCAGATCAGCCAAGAAGGAAGACATGAAACGGCGCGGCCTGTCTCCACCGGATCTTGCTGATTGCCTCGCCATGACCTTCGCCGTGCAGGTGGCTGCGCGGCAGAAGCCGAAGTCCCAACTCGTCTACAGCTATTTTCCCGGCACGAGCGCTACCCGCTGGATGGATAGCTGAATCAGGGTTTTTTCTGCCACGGTGCATCCTGAAGCCTTTCATTGACCCCCGTCATGGGGCAATTCATGTCCAGCTGAATCTGGCAAGGATGGCCCCAAATCTCCTCGTCGTAGGCGATGAACTGGTCGTAGAGACTGCGATCCCATAGGAACACCTTCATCTTGGTGTACATCGCATTCGTGATCGCGTTGTCGGCTCCATCATAGTCGTCCCAATGTTGAAGATCCTTGAACCGACAGGGCACCATCTTAGCGTCCCAGGACAGAAGTTCCCTATATGGAACATCAACGTCGCCGATGATTTCCGTTCTCTTCAAATACAGCTGGTAGGCCGCCCGGCATAACTCGACGGTGGGCGTCCACGGCTGGGCCGTGGCTGGCACTTGTCCTGTCGAGGCGATTTCAAACGATACAAGGGCCAGAAGTAACCAACAAGTTTTTCTCATTACGGTATAGCGTTACATGTGCGTAGGCGTAGGGTCGTTGCGCTGAGGCAATGAGGAACCTGAACCTGACAACGCCACCGCTGGATGGACAGCCATCCTCTGTGGAGGGCTTGCTGTGGTCGAGCTTGCTGGCTATAGGTGAAAACCAAACCGATGCCTACCAGCAGCAGCTAGGCGAGCTGACTCTACAGGTCTTGGCAGAAAGATTGGCAGAGCTTCAAGCCAAGCCCAACTAACGATGCTCAGCAAGAGCAACACACATGCTGCGTGATACGTGCTGGTAGCGTGTTCGTGGCTAGGTAATGCGTTGATTTTAAAGCAGATGGGGGATGGCATCGTAATCTCTCGACGTGCTACCGTGGCGACCACGGCTCAGCCATAATTCGCGGCATCGCATGAATCCAAAGGGGGGTATTAAGTACAGCGCCTTGGCTTCAATGACAAGATCGCCATTCAAATACGAACCGGATTCGGATTTACCAAAGGCAAATCGCTCACCGTGAGCGATTTGCCAAAGGCGTTTGCGACTTGCATGAACTTCTGGGCCGTCCGCTTTGACCATCCAAAGTTGTCCTTCAGCCACGGTAACCACTCGCCATGTTTGCACTGTTTCTTGGCTAACACTAGTAAGTAAAACCCAATTGCTACCGGTCACCTCATAAGCGGCGGCGGCGGGACGTAACCCACTGGTGCCGCCGAACCGCCAGACACGCTGATGCTTCCCGTGGTGGCCTCGTCCGAAGTAACGCTAATGTCAAGCATGGCACTTATCACGCTTGATGCACGGAGAGTAAGTTACTTTCTGATTTCTTCCCATTATATGCTATATCTCAGATGAAGTTACTCTCCGCGTACGTCTAAAGTGGTATTGCAGTGGTACCAACAGCATCGGAATCCTGTATGTTGGTCCGAGTTCGTTGTTGTCCTACAATACACGGGAGGCATTATCCCCAATCATGAGGGGGACGAGTGATCCGCTGCTGATGCAGTCGGAAGAGGAGTCGAAATGAAGAAGGAAGAGGAAGTAAACATTGGTCCGGAAGACTTCTGGAACGCGTTCTTGAAAAACGGCGCACAGGGGATTCTTGATCTATATAAAAGCCCCAAGATCGACGACAAGTACAAAAAGCCGGAGGAGAACGACTAGATGGACGATCCAGAGGCTCTCGCAGAACGCCACGTGATGTGGTTCTCAATTATCGTACTTCTCCTCTCAATCGTTGCATATTCCAATTGTCACTACTGGAACAACGTTCTAGGTGATCACTCTTGCGGTTGCAAGAACAACGATCACGATCAGTGGGATGAGATATATGCCGATCCATATGAGTATGACTGACTTACGGAGGCATTCTGGAGAGTTGGCTTAACCTTTGGATAGCATTCCGGTCTGATTTATGCTCCGGTACAGAGGTGGTGCCCTGATGGCGTCAATAACCCTCACAATAACCGATGCAGTAGTGATTTATACGAACAACGATCAGCAGTTGATTCTGCATGGCCTGACTGACAGTACCGGTGCCCGTGGCAGGCGGCACCTTGCGCTAGTGCATCTGGCCTAGCGCCAGCTTGCAGCCATAGGCCTCGGGACTGTTTCCCCCGGCCCCGCTGACGCAGCCGTCGATCAGATCGCTGAACCAGTTAGCCCAAGCGAGGGTGTAAGGATGGGGCGTGAGCATGGAAGTGTAATCCGCCCACTTGTTATAGGGCGCATCGCCTACCATGTAACCCAGCGGAGGGCCGCTCAGCCAAACGTGCTCGTAACCCGATGCTGTCAGGTAACCCAGAGCGACTTGCTGAATTACTGCTACCTGCTGATTCTTGTAGGGCTTGCCCAGCTCATCCAAGCTGATGCGAACTACCAGCGCCATCTCATTCGGCTCCGCCTTACGCAGGCTGAACATCGGCATCTCTGCATAAGCCGCCAGCTTCATTTTGTTAACGGTGTCCAAGCAGGTGACACAACCCTTTGGATAGTAGAACAGTAATCGTACTGGCTTAGTATCCTGCTGGACTTGCGGCTTTGGTTGCGACTGCGCCGCAGCTGTCAGGCAGAGCAGGAAGAACAGTCCCAGAGCGATCAACAGTTTGCTTTTCACTTCGCCACCTCCACCGGGGTCAGCGGCTTCGGTTCCCAGTTGGCGATCCGCTCCTGCTGCCACCGGATGTATTCCTCCAGCTGCTTAACCTTGGGCTGCAGCGCCTGCTGGACATAGGTCTGGTTCAGCGAGGTGATGGCCGCCGCCAGCGTGTCAGGGTAGCTAGGCGCGTGCTCCTCGGCTCAAACTACACATTGCGATGCTGGAGCGGGTCAGGCATACCACATACCAGCGTCGGTACGTGTTGTGGCTTCACCAGCCACACACTCTACCACACATCGAAATCGCGGTTTCTGCGCTGATCGAGCGACGAGCCAAAGACCGGTTCCGGCCTGATCGCAGTGGGAAAGCGACCGGCCAGATCGAGCAGGCGCAGAACCCGAGCCGGACTTTCAAAGCGGTCAATTCTGGTGGGCCGTTTGGCGGCGGCGGCGCGGTAATGTCTGAAGGCTTCCACTTCCTCCGTGAAAAATCCCAGCACTTCTATACGCCCGTTATAGGTGATTGCCGCCCGATATTTTCGCGCTTGTCGGTCGAATATGACGCCATGAAAATTCTTAATTCTCTTTTGCAACGCTCGGAGCTGCGCGATCAACGCCCTGTCCTCGGCGGTCATATGGCAGCAAAATAAACCCAGCGGCCAGCCCGCTACAAGCCTTTGTTGTGCTAGGATGCAGGCGAACGCTTCAGAGGAGCCGACGGCTTAAAGGAGGCGGACGATGGCAGACCCGAATACTACTCCCGCCCATTTTCTGGCATTAGCCCAGCAACTAGTACTGCAAGGCGAATACAGCAAATCCAAAGAGGCGCAGGTGCGCTCCCTGATGAAGCTGGCCGAAGCTGCCTCTGCGCTCGTCGAGACCAGCGACAAGAGTAAGCCCAGCAATCGCATTTCCTATAGCAGCGAAGAAGAGCGGTCGGCGTGGGTTGATTACCTGAGAACGGGCCGCTATCAGCGCAGGGACATGACCAGTGGCGGGAGCGGGATAGGTTCAACCAGCCCGCTGGTGCCGTTGGCATTCTACAACCGAGTTACCCACGCGCTGAAGCTGACCGACCAGTTGTGGGACCCTGACGTCTCGACGGTAATCAAGACCGAACGCGGCTCACCATTCGCGTTGCCGATGGATTTCGATACCCAAGCGGCTGCGACCATCGTGAATGAAAATCAGCAGGGCGCTACGCAGGATACGACGATGGGCATGGTGGCCTTGCCAGCGAGTCCCACTTGGCGCACCTCAATTTACGGCTCAGTGGAATTTCTTCAGGACTCCGGTATTCCCTTGGACACGTTTTTGGCCCTGCTTTTTGCCGTGCGTTATGCCCGAGGATTTGGTCAATCGTTGGTTGCCACGTTGCTGGCGGGATCAGCACAGACGGTAACGCCAGCGGGTGCGGGCGCGAGCGACCAATCAATGGGTGGGGTGACGGCGGCGGGTACCAGCCTTGGATCGGATGATTTGATCGCGCTGATGGAATCGCTCGACGGCGCGTATCTGCAGCGAGCGTCATGGGCGATGGCACCGAAGACGTATTTGTCATTGATGGGACTGCGCAGCAATACGGGAAATTTGGTTTTCATTCCAGAACGCGATGCAGACGGGCGTCCACTGTTATTTTCACGGCCTGTGATTTTCACACCCAGCTTGCCAGCCATCGGTTCCGCAACTCGCTCGGTGGTTTTGGGCGATTTTTCACGACTGGTCGTTCGGCAGGGTTCAAGCATGACCTTACAGGCCAGCGCCGAGCGCCGACCGGAGACAGGCTCGATCTATTTCTGGAGCACTTGGCGTTTGCAAGGCGCGGTTGCCGTCGATCCCAACGTGGCCGCTCAGGATCGTCCGTTCGTGACCTTCGTGGGCACCACGCGGGAGGCACAGCAGACGGATTCATCGCAACCGGAAAAGCGTCCAGTAGCAGGAGGAACCCATCATGGCCATCGAACGACGCGCTAGTACGGGCGAGATTCGCGCCGTAGAAGACGGCAAGGAGCGGAGGATTACAGGCTACGCCGCTGTTTTTGATTCGCTCTCCGAGAGTATCGGCGGGTTTGCGCGGGGCGCGTTCAAGGAAAAGATTGACCGCAATGCTTTCGCGAACTGTCTTCGCAGCGAGCCTAATGTGGTCTGCCTCGCCAATCACGATCCGCAATGGATCCTAGGTCGCACGCCGCGTACGCTCTCGCTCACCACGGACAACACCGGACTGCGCTACACCTGCAGCTTGCCCGATACGCAGCAGGGCAATTCCATTTGGGAGGCTGTACGCCGAAAAGACATCGTTTCCAGCTCGTTCGGCTTTACCGCCGAAGACGATTCTTGGAGCGATGACAACGTTCGCACCTTGCGACAGGTGATGCTGCATGACGTTTCTTGCGTCACGTTCCCAGCGTACCGAGCGACCACTTGCAGCGTACGCTCGGCGGGTGGTGCGGTGCTTGAGATTCCCTTGGGTTGGTATCGCATGGGCAAGCTGCCGCTCACCAGTCAAAGTGAGATGCGGGCCAGGGTAAAGGCATTGCGGCAGGAGATGGGCCGACCGGACGCCGAGGACGATGATGGCGATTGCACCTGCGAGTGCGCAGCCTGTCAGAACGATGATTGTGAAAACTGCGATTGCGACTCGACGGAGTGCACGGGAACGAACTGTGGATCAGAAAGTTCCCAAGACTGTCACTGCTTTACCACGCGTGAGGTCGCGGGCCGACAACGCCGACCTGAAGGCAAAACCATCCACGCGATAGATCGCTGGGCCTTGCAACAACAGCGGGAACTTGAACAGAAGATTTTTGACGCAAAGCAATTGATGAAGTGGCGGCTGGATTATCGGAGGTGAGGTCATGCCATTAGCAATTAGGGCGCGGGCGGGTGCAGGTGCAAGTCTACTGATTGGCGATGGTGCTTCGCCGGAAACCTTTCTGCGGCTGGCTCAGGTGTTGACGCTGAAACACACTGGCAAGAAGCTGGCGACGGAGAAGACGACCAATCAGGATTCATCCCAAGACAACTTAGGAAATATTTGGGAAGAACTGATCGGCACCATCGCAACGGGCGGGACTATCGACGTCACGTTGAACTTTGTGCCAACTGACACATCGCAGCGGGCGTTGATGAACCTTTGGGATGGCAAGGCGCACAACATTCAATTGAATACGCCGCTGGATAAAACCGTTTCCCCAGCGGTGCCATTGGCGTCGTGGTTGTTCCCAGCCTGTTTGTTCGATTTTCCCGACATCGATCTGCCGCTTGAAAAAGCGATGACCCTGACTCTAAAACTGACCTTGGTCGGGCCGGATACGGTGTCTTGGAGCCAAGCCAGTCCATCCACTTATTCTTACGGTCGGCTTGATATAAGCCAAGAGGCGATGACCACGGTGCAGGAAGGGAAGCAGTAAAGAGTTCGCATCGGGCCTCGCCAAGTTATTTACAGCGGTGCCTGACCGGCTTGGCGGGAAGTGGTTCCAGCGATGCGAAGTACGGGGGCGGTGCGGATGCCTCCATGCCGCTCCCGTAAAGATGGTCGATCCGTGCACATAGGGCGGCGGGGTACTTGTCAGCCCAGCCGCACATTGGTAGAGAGAGCGCGTTAACCGCGAAGAGGAGCCGGAAATGGATAGCAAGTGGAAAGCACCAAGCCAAAGTACGCTCTCAAGAGTCCAGAACTTCAAGCCTTCACCGATGCCAAGCAGCGCTGTACCAACCGGCGTGACGAAAAGTATCGCAGCTATGGCGGACGCGGCATAGAGTTCAAGTTCCATGACTTCAAGGAATTCATGGATGCCGTAGGGCCACGTCCAAGTTCTGACTACTCGTTGGATCGCATCGACAATGATGGTGACTATGAGCCTTCCAACTGCAAGTGGTCGACGAGGCGCGAACAACAGCGCAACCGACGCCGGCCACACGCCCAGACTATGGAACGGCGTGAGCCAGTACAGTTGTTATTAGCCTTAAACTAGCCAAAGCTATCCGTTTTCCTCACGATTATTTACTTATGCACAGACCAGACAGTTTCGTCTGGTTAGGTGGACGGCGTATAGTTGCTTTAGAATGAGCCAGAGCAAACAGTCAAAGGGCGGAATAGCACGGGCTGCAGCGTTGACTCCCGAACGGCGAAGTGACATTGGGCGGAAAGCGGTGCAAGCGCGATGGGCGAACCCGAATTGCAAGCGGCGGGTCAATGTTGCCAAACAGGTAGCCAGCACATGGGGATGTTCGGAAGAAACCTATTACCGCACCATGAAGGCTCTGCACAAGTTGCAGCACTGGGCAGAGAAGTATCCGGCAATCCAGCCGACGATCCGGCGTGTGCTACTCGGTGAACCATAATGGCAACGAACGTTGGTAGTAGCAGGTTGCATCGCAGCCGTAGGCCAAAAGATTTGGTCGGGCAGTGGTGCGCACAGTCGATGGCCAAGTAACCTGTCTCAGGACTGAGACCGATGAAGCGGTAAAAGACCTGATACGACGCTTGATCCCACGCATGGTCGATGACTTTCTCTCCCCGAGGGTGGAACTCTTTCCCCCTTCGGGACAGAGCGGGAAGTTGTTGCAAACAAAGATACTTAGGTATAAACTAAAGAAGGGCGTGACGCGAGTCGCAGAGAAGCCTCCCGCCAAGGAGCACGCCCGATGACCTTACGCGCAGCCACCTACTGCCGATTTTCCAGTGACCGCCAGAATGAACTTTCCAATGAAGACCAGTTGCGGCTTTTGCAGGAGTACGCCGCCAAGAACAATTGCACCATCCTGCCTGAGTACCACTTTGCCGACGATGCTATAAGCGGTGCGAGTGCTGCCAACCGGAGCGGCTTACAGGCATTGCTGAAAGCGGCTAGACGCAAGCCAAAGCAATTCGACGTCGTACTGGTAGAGAGCACGAACCGTTCGGCCCGCGACATTGGCGACATGTTCACCATTCGCCGTGAACTGGACTTCTTAGGTATCCCGACCATCTGGGTATCAGAGGGCTTCAAGTCCACTGACGAGAATGCGGATGAGTTGTTACTGATGCACGCCGGTCATGACCAGTCGACGCGGAAGAAAATTTCACGGCAAACCCACCGTGGTCTTTCCAGTCAAGTGCTCCGTGGTTTTACTGCCGGTGGCCGCACGTTCGGATACCGCTGCGTTCGTACGGCGGGACCGGATGCGAAGCGGCTTGACGTTCGCTTGGAAGTCAACCCAGACCAAGCCGCCGTGGTGAACTTAATCTTCGAATTGGCCGATCAGGGTTACAGCTATGACGGCATCATTCGCAAGCTGAACGCGGAAGGCATTCGACCGCCCCGACCGCGTGCTGGCCGGTCATCCGGCTGGCATCCCCACGCGATCTACACCATCCTGCGCAATCCGCTCTATCTGGGCCAGGTTATCTGGAACCGCCAAAAGTTCATCAAGTCGCCGGACGGGAGGCGCGTGGCGCGGCCACGACCGGAATCGGAATGGATACGCCAAGAGCGCCCTGAGCTACGTATTATCTCGGATAAATTGTGGGAAGCGGTTCAACGTCAGCTTGCGCTCAAGCGCGAGCGATTCTCACGCGGTGGTGGCCGGTACAGCCATCTCTGCGGCGAAGGGCGTGGTGCCGAGCATTTGCTTACCGGCTTCCTTCGCTGCGGCGTCTGCGGTGGGCCATTGACCATCGTTGCCGGATACGGGGCTGGCCGGAAGCCGCGCTACGGATGCAGCGGTCATGCGCATCGCAGGTCATGTCCCAATGATCTGCGGGAGAGTGAAGCAGCCATTCAGGAGCGGTTGTTTGCACGGTTGCAAGCGATAGTGCTGACCCATGATGTTGTCGAGTCCTTCATCGCAGAATTTGAGAAGGAACTGAAGGCTCGGCTTATCGACCTGACCCGCCATCTGGATACCGACCGCAAGCAGGAAGCTCGCTTGCAAGGTGAATTGAAGAAGCTCACTGCCTTCATCCTCAGCGCCAGAGACTCCGACGATCTTGAGCCGATACGCGATGAGATCAATGAGCGCAACCGTGAACTGAAGGTGATCCGAGATCGCCTCTTGGGTGCGGGCAGGGATTCAGTCGAAATCAATATCGCTGACATTCGGGCCTACGTTATCAAGCGCCTGATGGACTTGAAGGGCTTGCTGAACCAAGACGTGGCGGTAGCGAAGGCGTGGATGCGGGATCACTTCGGGCCGATCACCATGACCCCAGCAGGTGAAGGCAAGACCCGCTATTACGTGGCCAGCGGGAATTGCGACCTGCTGGGTGACGGGAAGGAATGTGAGATTCCAGTGGTTGCGGGGGGTGGATTTGAACCACCGACCTTTGGGTTATGAGCCCAACGAGCTACCAGACTGCTCCACCCCGCATTTCGATCATACCGAGATGTG